GGCGTTCACGATGTTGTGCATCAACTGCGACCCGGACGACATGCGCTCGTCCTTCTCGCGGATCAACTGCTCGATGTCGGACAGTTCTGGTCGGCCGTTGGGCACGCCGGGGATGAACGAGTTGAACACCGGCACGTAGGGGATCATCCCGCCGTACTCGGGGAACCTGCGGTTCTGCACGATCCGGTTGCCGACGATGATCGCGTTCCACGTGTCGTGCTTGACCGGGCGCAGGCGCCCGTTCGGCGCTGCCGTCTGCTTGCGCGGCTGCCGGTACCAGTAGTCGGTGACCTCGATGTGGCCGTACGACCACATCACGCGCCGGGCATCGGACCACGACCCGAACAGCGAGTAGGGCATCAGGTACGGGTACGAGCGCCCCTCGCCGTCCTTCTGCTCGACGGCGACGAGGCCGAACTTGCTGAACGCCTCCTCGGGGGTGACGAGGTAGGTGTACGCCGCCCAGTCGAGCGTGCGGTAGTCGCTCTGTCCCCAGCCCAGCCACAGGTTGCGCGGCTGGTCGATGACCTCGACGCGCGGCCAGCCTGTCTCGGCGTCCCAGAACACCTTCGCTGCCGTGCGCCCGTACAGGCCCTTCACGACACAGGCGCGGTGCCCGGCGATGTCGAGCCCGATCTCGGACTTCCACGCCATGTACAGGCGCTCGGCCAGCGCGGCCGTCTCACGGGCGCTGTCGGTGTCCTCGTTGGGCAGGATGTTCTCGATGGGGGTCACCGCCTGCAGGGCGGCGGGGATGTCCACGTAGATCGGCGGGGTGTTGACCGAGACGTGGGCCTTGCCGGGCAACTTGGCCGACGAGTGCGTCCACCAGTGGGACGCGCCCTTGTCCACCAGCATGGCCTCTTCGGGCGGGTAGTACAGGGCGTCCCACCGGTCGCACGCTGCGGCGAAGGACTGCTGGTCCGCGAACACCTGCATGCGACGGGACGAGATGTCCTGCATGAGCAGGAACTCATCCTCGTTGTAGGTCCCGTTGCTGAGGTCGCGGCGCGAGAACTCGATGGCCTTGTTCAGGTCGAGGACTGCTAGCGCCACCTTCGTCTCCCGTTCAGGTCACGAGCCACGGGCGAGCCGGGCGAGAAGTTCTGGGCCGGATAGTACACCGACGGGGTTCGTGTCGAAGAAGTCGAACGGCACCTCGGTCACCATGACACCGGGGTTCCTTCGTGCCACGTCCACCGCGACGGCCAGCGCCATCACGGCGTCCTGCTCGATCTTGCGGTCGTCCAACTTGTACCCGAGCAACTGCCGACGGACGCCCAGCCACTTGCCAGTCTTCGGCAAGCGAAGTCTCCCAGACTCGATGGCCTTCTTCAACTGGTTCAGCAGGTGCAGTTTCTTCTGGCGCGTGCCACCGAACTCGACGGCCCGCACGTTGATCGGCAGGAGGTCGCGGAACACCTTGCCCCCGAAGCCCGTGGCGTCAAGGCCGCTGACACACGACGTGCGCTGATCGCTCGCCGTGTACGCGTTGTGGGTGTTCAGCACCATGCCCGCCACCGTGAGGTGCGTCTGGCGCCCCGATAGACGTTCGACGAACACGCCGGTCCAGATGTCCCCGGCCGTGACATCAAGGACGATGCTCCACGTCGAGTCGAAGGTCAGCGCCGGGTCAACGCCCTGCACGTAGCGGTGGCCGCGTGCCGCCGGGACGTACTCGGGGATGTCGATGAAGCACGCCTTGACGGACTCGGCCCCGAAGAACGCCTCGCGTGACTCGATGGGGAAGCCGTCGATGTTCTGCGGGATCAGGTGCGCTGGCATCGAGGCGAGCAGCCGGTCGAACATCTTCTGGTCGATGCCGAAGCCCACGTTCTCGCGGGTCGAGATGCGCACCGAGATCGAGTCGATCCGCTTGTCGGGGTTGTCGGGGTTGCCCTCCTCCCACTTGTCAGCGAAGGAGGTCAGGCCCTCGGTCATCGTCCCGATCAGGAACAACTGCCCGCCCGTGGACAGGCGCCGCAGGTGCAGCACCTCGTCCACCACGAAGTCGAAGTTGGGGTCGAAGGCGCACTCGTCGTAGGACTCGCCGTCCATGTCCTTGCCGAGTGAGCCGATGGCCCGCTCGCCCGTGGTGCGGAAGTGGATGGTCCCGCCACCCAGCACGGGGTGCCAGATGATCATCGGGTACTCGCCCCGGTACTTCTTGTCCCACGCGGCCACGTCCTGCCCGATGGCCTCACTGAGCGGACAGCCGTGCTTCTGCGCCTCGTGCGTGCCCGTGAGGATGCGCGTGATCTCATGGAAGACGAGTTCGCTGACCTCGCTGTGGATGCCGAAGTGGTACCACTCGTACGCCTGATTGAGCCACCGCTCCACGTCGCGCTCGTCCAGCGGGTTCGGCGGGCGACGGCCCATCTTGAACAGGGTCGAGTGCATGACCACGATGGCGAGGCCGAGGGTCTTCCCGGCGCGGTTGCCCGCCGCCGTGGCGATGGTCAGGTAGCGCGCCTGCCAGCGCGACTCGTCACGCGTGATGTACGCCTTGAACAGCCGCTCCTGACCGGGGTGCGGGTTGATCCCGAGGAAGCGCCGGGCGAAGAAGGACACGTCCCAGCGCGCCCGCATCATGTCCTGCGCGAAGGAGGTCTGCGCGAAGGGGCCGAACACGCCCGGCCCCGCGTTGATCATCGACGCGGCCAGCGCCTCGCGCGCCCGCTTGGTGGCGCCGCGACCGGGGTGCTTGGCCTCCTGCGACCGCGTCTCGTTGCGGGCTCGCGTGGTGGCGAGGCTAGGCACGTGGCTCGATCAGCGCGGCGGGGGCGAGCGGGGTCACGTCGATGACCCGGCCCTCGATCACCTCACTCGGCGTCATCATCACCGCGCCGCTCATGAGGCGGGCGAGGTTGAGCGAGAGGTCGCGGTCGGCCTGCTTCTCGGCACGCCGGTCGAGCAGGGCCTGCGCCTGCAGCCCGTGCGATGCGGTCACGCGCAGTTCGCCAGCCTCCAGCATCTGGGCCGCGCGCTTCTGGACGAGTGACGCGAAGTCGAGTTCGGCCTGCGTGTGCGCGCCTGCCGCCGCCGCGTCCACCTGCTGCGCGAGCGACATGTCGCTGGCCGGGTCCATGCCGTCAAGGCACTCCGCGAAGTGGCGCCGGAACGTCTCGGCCTTGATCGGCTTGCCCAGTTTCCGCGACTCGGCCTCCATCGCGTTGGCCGTGAGCCCCGCGACCTTCAGGGCGTGGTACTGGGGACGATGCTCGGACTTGCACACCGTGCAGCGTGCGCGCGTGGTTCGACGGGGCTTGTCCGTCGTGCTGGGTGCTGTCATGGCGCACATCGTACAACCCCCGTCGCGACCCCCTTCTCCTTTGATGCATTTGCATCAAAGCAACGACTTGCACATCCGGTGTAGCAGTGGTAGCATCCGTGTTGCAACGGCGTAGCACCAAGCACGAACGCCAGCACGAAGGAGACACGGCAGATGCCGCTCATCACCGTCAGCGCCGGAACCCCGGCCCTCAACCCCGGCACCTACCCGGCCACGCTGGTCGGGATCGCGCCGAAGCGCCTCGTCACCAAGTTCAGCAAGAACGGCGAGGAGCAGGACTTTCTGGAGTGGTCGTGGCTGGTCGAGGGTCCTGAGAAGGACATCGAGATCAACAGCCTCACCACCCTCATGACCGGCCCCAAGTCCCGCATCTTCGAGTACCTGCTCGCGCTGGTCGGCCCCGAGAAGGCCGCTGTCGGGGCCGGGTTTGAGGAGGACGACCTCGTCGGCAAGAAGGTGCTGGTCACCACCATCGTGGACGACGGCGGCTTCGCCAAGATCGAGCGCATCGTCGCCGCCCCGCGCGGTCGCGCCACCGCAGCCGCCGCTGCGCCCGCCGCCCGCGCACCGCAGCCCCCGGTCGTGGCCGACGACGACCTCCCGTTCTAGCCACACCGTGTAGCACCTGCTACACTGGCCCCATCGGCCCCGGCCGGTGGGGCCTTTCCATTTGTGGATATCCACAATTCCACGTCAGGAGCATCGATGTCAGCACGAACCCAGACCGTCACGGCCTACAGCCTCACGGAAGCCGCCCGCCGCCTCGGCGTGAGCCGCTGGACGATCCACCGCGCCATCAAGGAGGGCAAGTTGCCCGCCCAGAAGAGCGGGAGCGCCACCATCATCTGGACGGACGACCTGCTGGAGTACGTCCTGCGGTACCGGAGTGGCGCGGGCATCACGCAGGCGTAGACTAGGCGGTCCAATGGACCGGATCGACCCCTAGAACCCAAGAACCCCCGGCTCCACCCGCCGAAACGGGGTCGCACAGGGGCTCTAGGTCATCGTCCAGCACGAACGAGGACTCAATCATGCCTGAACAGGGCACAACACGCAACCAAGAGCGCCTTGCGGCGGCGCTTGCGCACGTCGAGATGGGCTTCGGGGCCTTCTCCGTGTGGTCAACCGACGACAACGGGGTCTGCAAGTGCGTCAAGGGGCGCGATTGCGTCTCTCCCGGCAAGCATCCGATCCCCCGCGACGGCTTTCAGGCCGCATCGACCGACCCGAAGATGGTCACGGCCATGATGACGGCGGGTTCCGAGCCCAACTACGGCCTTGTGTGGCCCGAAGGTGGGGACATCGTGTTCTCATGGGACATCGACGGGCCTGACTGGAAGGCACGGATGGACGATCTTGCCGCCACGTACGGTCGTCTGCC